ATGAAAGACGGAAATTACTATACCGTTTACGGCTGGATGATTAACCGGCTAAAGCTGAAAGGGACAACTTTACAGCTGTACGCAGTGATCTATGGCTTTTCCGAAAACGGTGAAAATGAATGCTCCGGCAGTCTTGCCTACCTTGCTGAAACGACTGGATGCACCAAGCAGACGGTTTTGAATGCCCTGAACAAGCTTGAAAAACTGGGGTATATTTTGAAACGTCAGACAAGGGATGATGACGGTGGTTTGCGAAATCATTATCGGGTAAATTTAACCGCAATCGAACAGCGTGTTTCTCCACAAAAAGTGGAAAGAGGCTATGGAAAGAATGTTGAAACAAAGGCTGAAAGGCCTAAAAAATTTACCCAGCCGGTCAAAAAAACGGAATGCCCTCAGACAAAAAAGAGGAATGCCCCTAGTCAAAAAACCAGACCGTATAATACTACAAGAGAATCAATAGGGTTTGAATTATGTGAGGGGGACGCACGCTCGGAAAAGCAAACATTCGGTGATTTTCAGAATGTTCAGCTGACAGAGAACGAATATGCTCGACTGTCAGAACTGTATGGAACACAATTGCCGCAGACAATCAGCAGCTTATCCAGCTACATGGCATCGACTGGAAAGCACTACCGCAGCCATTATGCAACACTGTTTCGGTGGTGTCAGCAGGATATTCAGAAAGCAAAGAATCAAGGTCAGCAACACCACGGGTATCGAAATCCAGAACGAGCCAGTGAATGGCTATCGGAAAACCGAGAATTCTTAGAGAGCCTTGGCGGACTTTACTGAACCTTTGATAGAACAGGGAGTTGAGAGATATGAAATCAAAGAAACCAACACGCAGGCAAAAGATCATTATGTATCAGAAATTGCATCTTGATCCGAACGAGTGGTTTGTAGCGAGATGGAATTCGACTTCAGATTACATTACGCTTGTCAATCGATTCACTGGTGGAATCGTGCAGAAACTGAATCCGGAGCGTATATAATGGCGGATAAACGGTGCGAAATGTGTGGCAAGCCTCTGATTCATGTGAAAGCTGACCGCAGGTTTTGCGGTGCTTGTATGCGGATTCGGAGAAAGGCTTATGCCAAACAGTATCAAGAACTCAGAAAAGGAATGAATAAAAATGACAACGGAACAGATGCACGTGATTGCAAAAATAACGGATGCCAGAACTTTTGAAAGGCAGCTGGAGCAGACTGTTGAGGAGGCAGCAGAGTTCATTCAAGCAGCTCAGAAAATTAAACGGTATCCCGGAAATTCGTTGCAAATGAATCATCTCGTGGAGGAAACCGGCGATTTGCTGATTACCTTGGAGCAAATCCGGATTTACCTTGTCCGAGATGGCTATGGTGATGCACTGAACAGTATGATTGACTATAAGCTGAACCGGGAACTTGGCAGAATGGAACAGGAGCGTAAGGACAATGAAAGCAAGGCTTATCACAATCGGAGAAAGCGAAATCCGTCAAAGGGTTGAGGAAGAATATCAGAAAAAGAAAGATCAGATTTATGAATCGGTAATTCAAGATGTTCTTCCCCAGTTTATGTCCGTTTGTATGGTGGAACTCAATAAAGAGTTCGGATTTGGAGAAAAGCGACTGCGGTCTGTTTTGGATGGCGTAAAAGACCATTTTAAGCTAATGGACGGGGTCGGGATTTTGAACCATCAGTATTCTACGCTGGACTGTCTTACATACTTGCAAGAAAAGTATGGTATTGATTTGGATAAGGAACTGCTGTAATGGCAGAAAGGCGGTTACAACATGAATAGAATCTGTAGACAATGCGGTGCAGAAAAACCACTCTGGGAGTTTGTTGACCGCAGCAAACAAACTGGTGAACGGAGAAAAATTCATCGTGTTTGTGCAGCTTGCAGATCTGAACGTAGCAAAGAACGATACCAGCAGAGACGGAAAGAGGTGCTTTCCTACCAAAAACAGTATCGTGAGAAACTAAAACGTGAGAGAATTGAAACTCCCGTCAGCAGTGACCAAAAGGAAAGCTGTGGTTCCGTGGACGATGGATATGTTCGCTTGGCTGCGGAAATTCTGAGGAGTGAGTTCTCTGCTTATCGGAGAGCATTGGAAAAGTATGACGGAAGTCCGGAATCTATCGGTAGAATTCGGTCGATTGAGCGTGAAATTCTTACGCCGTACTACGCTGCATTGACGATGAATGCCATCGATTTGAAAAGGTACTGCAATGATTTGCGAAAAAAGTATGGCATATATGGAGGAATAGAAGATTGGGCTGGATAAGCGTGAGAGATTCCCTTCCGAAGCTGTTTACTGAAGTATTGATAACGGTCCGAAACAGATGCACGGATTTTAGTAATACATACTATGGGCAGCGTGGCAATAACTACTGGCAGTTTTGGGATTACTCAAAGATTCTTGAAATAACTGATGAAGACGAAAATTATGAGGTGTTGGCTTGGATGTCACTGCCTCAACCGTTCAATGAAAGGAGCAAAAATAATGAAGATTGAAAAAGAAACAAAGGTTGTCATTTTGCAAAATGGGAACGCAGTGATGGCTACACAGTATGTTAACGGCAAGAAAGTAAACGCAAGCACTGCAAGGTGCTGTCCGGAGGATGATTTTGATTTTGCCTTTGGTGCAAAATTGGCTTTGGAGCGGCTGCTTGATTGTATGGGTTCTGCACCGGAAACGGCTTTTGATTGGGACAGGTTTATTTCCGGTGACGTATGGGTACAGACGAACAGTTCTAACACTGATGCCTTTTTGCAGGCTTGCGAAGAGCATCATTTGACAGATCGAACCGGAGATCGTCCGACAGAGTTGAATGTATTTCGTGACTTTAACAATGCAAGTGAGATTGAAAAAGCGTTGTATGGGATTTTCGGAATGATTCCGAAAGAAAATATCTGGTTTGCAACAAGAGATGGAAAATTGCGGTGGAGCAATGAGAAACCAACTGGAGAAATTTTTGAATGGGGACAGGCAGAATGAACGATTGTGTAAACTGCAAATATGCAAACCAGTCCAAAAACACAAGAGTCATTCGGACACCTGCTGCGGTTATTACGCAGAAACAGGGTGGCATTGTTTGCGAGAATACAGGGCAGAAAACAATACAGATAACAGATGAGGGAATATGCTGTTCTGGTTTCTGTCAGAAAGAACTGAAAGGTGGTGAATGAGAAAATGTGTAAGGAAAGTATCGGGCTTCATCCGAGTCCGGATAATGTGAATCATCCATTTCACTATCAAGGAAAGTATGAGTGTATTGATGAGATGATCGCATTGTTTGGCGTAGATGCTGTTCGCCATTTCTGTATGTGCAACGTATATAAATACCGTTTTCGTGCAAGTCGGAAAAATGGACCGGAAGATATAGAAAAGGCAGAGTGGTACATGGAAAAACTGATGGAGTTAAATCAGGAGGAAAATCATGAAAAAGCTGATTGTTGAAATTGATGACAAGTATGCAGATGCCGCATCAATGACATTTATCGGGACAAATTGTGCTGAATCGGAAGAGATTCATATGACTGTCGCAGCAGTTGCCCTCAAGCCAGATATAACGGCAATTGCAGTTTGTGAAGATGGGAGTTCGATTCGGTATGAGGGTGATTTGGAAACCAAAGATCAGCTGTCCATTGAAAAATTGATAAATGCAGTCGGACAGCTGGAAGACTTACGTTGCGACCGTGAGGGCTTTGCAGCTGATTTTGAAGACGAAGAAGATAACGCTTTTTGCCTTGATGTTGTGGCAATTGACACAGCTTTAGCAGCGATAAAGCGGCTGATTGAATTAGAATACGAAAAGGAGTAATTGGAAATGAGCGATGAAACATTAGAACTGCTATGGTCAATGCTTACGAACGAGCAACTTTTGGAACTGCGGGAAAAAGGTGCAATGGACGATCGCACGATGGCATCTTTCAAGACTGAATTGTTTAAGCGGTGTTTGATTCAATTTGATGAAACAGCGGATGCAGTGGCAAAGGTGGTCATGGCGGCATTTATGGAGGGATTGGCATGATAAAAGTCGAAAACACAGAGGTGTATGGATGGGAAGCGGCCATACGGGGAATGCGAAATCCGATGAATAGTTGGGAAAAGTCGGATAGTTGTTATTGCAAGGAACCCATAACAACCAAATGCAACAATTTGGGTTGCTCTCATTGTGGCTGGGCATGGAGCGATTTGGGAAAAAATCCGTTTTGTATTGGGGATAACGATATGGCTTTAATGCAAAAATTAGTCAAGGCAGGTACCGATCATCGGAAGTTTATGCGAATGATTACAGTAAGTTGTGATATAATTGCCCCTCTTTATTGGTGGAAACAGTTTGATACGTACAAAGTCGGAACGGTTACTGATTCTTGCTCTACAATGCATAAAATTGCAGAGCAAGAATTTACATTGGATGACTTTTCGTGCGAACATCTGTTTAATGGTGCTGAAGAAGGAACAGAATTTCTCAAAGATTTTATGTACACGATTAAAGCCCTCAACAAGGCACGAGAAACATATCTGGAAACTAAAAAGAATATTTACTGGTGGCAAATGATTCAGCTGCTCCCGTCCAGTTATAATCAACGTAGAACCGTAGTACTAAACTACGAAGTATTGCGAAACGCTTGTCAAGCAAGAAAACATCATAAGCTGGATGAGTGGTTTGGATTTTACAAGTGGGCAGAATCACTGCCATACAGTGAACTGATATTGGAGGTGTGAGCAGGTGTATAAGATGAAGTGTCCGAGATGTGGGAAACGTGCCTTTGATATTTCTGTGCTACCTAAAATTCCAGTGATTATTCAACTGAAATGCCCAAACTGCCGGAACATCGTGAAAGTTTCCTGCAGATCTGAGATGTGCATGGCTGATAAGAGATAGATAATATACCGAGCAACGGAGTGATTTGACTACCAAATAGCCGGATAGTATATGAGACGACTGTTTTATATGCTGTTCGGCTATTTTTGTTTCATATACTTGACTTCACTTGAGTTTTTTTGCAAGCTGACTTCTATCAATCAGAAAGGAGTCATGTATATGTATATGAAATTTCGTAAAACAAGAACAGCAGCCAGATCTGTTTATGTCTATCGCTTTGCAGATGGAACAGTCGCTGTGCTGCATCCGAGAGAACAGGGTGTAAGCCCTGAAATCATCGACTTTTTGCACAAGTTGGATGACCGTGAGGTGTATCGTAATCTGAAGCAGCGAAAGGTGAAACAACATTGTGCAAAGCCTGTCGATATTGAAGTGGAATCCTTGGAAATCCAGCGTCTGCATGAGGTGGTGTCCAGTCTTACGCCGAAGCAGCAGGATACCTATCGCAGAGTGGTCGTGGAAGGAAATCCTATGACACAGGTAGCAAGAGAAGAAGGCGTATCGGAAACGGCAATTCGGCATCGTATGATGAAAATCAAAGCCCAAATCAAGAAAAAATTTTGATTTTTCTACTGATGGGGTTCGATTTTATGCTGATTTTTTCGACTGCATTTATGGAAGGAGGTGGTGCATGATGGCGTGTTTCTAATTCCCATCAAAAATGCTAAGAAAGAAGGTCAAAGAAAATGAGTAGAGAACCTACAACATTACTGGATGTGATTCATGTAATCCGTCAATTGGCAGACAAATTGGAAGCTATGGCGGAAACCATGACAGAACGGGAAGTCCAGACATTTGAGCAGGTATATCCGCCGGAAGAAGGCAATACGGAGGCTGTACAGAAGCCGGTGTCTGTGAAAGATACGCAGGCAGTTTCTATTTCTGAGATTCGAGCGGTACTGGCAGAAAAGTCACGTTCTGGTTTTACAGATTCAGTAAAGGCACTGCTTCAGAAACACGGGGCATCAAAGCTGTCTGGTGTTTCTCCAGAAGAATATGCGGTCTTGTTAGAGGAGGCGAAGCAGATTGGAACTTAACGATCATGCAAACCGTTTACACGCAGTGCTTTCTGCTTCATCCAGTGCTCGTTGGCTGGCGTGTCCGCCATCCGCACAGCTTTGTGCTGCCCTACCGGATACCGTGACAGACTACGCCCTGGAAGGCACGTGTGCCCACGAGTTGGCAGAGTACAAAGTGCAAAAACTGCTTGGCAATCCGGCATCTAATCCCACGGAGAACTTAGACTTCTACGATGCAGAAATGGAAGACTGCACGGACAGCTATGCTCAGTACATTGCCGAACAGTTGGCAAATCTGCAAGAACCGATTGTTTTAGTGGAACAGCGTTTGGATTTCAGCCGATATGTTCCCAGCGGTTTTGGTACGGGCGACTGTGTGATTGTTGCAGATGATGTCCTGACTGTCATTGACTTTAAGTATGGTAAGGGCGTAGCAGTATCTGCTGATCACAACTCGCAGATGATGCTGTATGCTCTGGGTGCATTGCAGCTATTTGATGCCCTTTATGACATTGCAGAAATCCGGATGGTGATTTTTCAGCCGAGAATCCAGAGCGTTAGTGAATGCGTTATGCCTATTTCTGAACTGTTGCATTGGGCAGAAACAGAATTGAAAACGAAAGCAGAACTTGCATCCAAAGGCGAGGGAGATTTCTGTGCTGGTGAACACTGTCGGTTTTGTAAAGTGAAGGCAACTTGCCGAAAACGTGCAGAATACAATCTTCAGCTGGCACAGTATGACTTTGCTCCCCCGGAAATGCTGGTGGATACTGAAATCGAGGCAGTATTGGAAAAAGCCGATCAATTGGTTTCATGGGCATCCGATATCAAGGAATATGCTTTGCAGCGAGCAATTTCCGGCAAACAGTGGAATGGGTACAAAGTTGTGGAAGGTCGGTCGAATCGAAAGTATACCGATGAGGCAAAAGTCATTGAAAAGGTCAAGTCCTATGGGAAAAATCCATACAATGAACCGGAACTGCTGGGAATTACCGCAATGACAAAGCTGCTTGGCGGAAAGAAAAAGTTTGATGAAATTCTTGGGGATTTCACGTACAAACCGCCGGGTAAGCCTGCACTTGTACCAATTTCGGACAAGCGACCGACTTGGAATTCCGCAGAAAAAGATTTTGAAACAATACAGGAGGAAAAATAAATGGCAAACGAAAGAAAAACAAAAGTGATTACAGGAACTATGCGTTTGAGTTACGCAAACATCTGGGAACCGAAATCCATCAAAGGCAGTGCTGCAAAGTATAGTGTTTCCTTGCTGATTCCGAAGTCTGATAAGGCAACTCTTGCAAAAATTCAGACTGCAATTGATGCTGCCATTGAAGATGGCATTGGAAAGTTCGGAGGAAAGAAGCCGAGTAAGGCTGCTCTGAAGTTGCCGCTGAGAGATGGCGATGCAGAACGTCCGGAGGATGAAGTGTACAAAGACTGCTATTTTGTCAATGCAAATAGCACTACTCCTCCGCAAATCGTTGACCAGCAGGTACAGCCGATTCTCGATCAGAATGAGGTCTACAGTGGCTGCTATGCAAGAGTTGCAGTAACATTCTATGCGTTTAACAGCAACGGAAATAAGGGCATTGCCTGCGGTTTGGGCAATATTCAGAAGGTACGGGATGGTGAACCGCTTAGTGGACATACCAATGCTGCTGATGATTTCGATGCTCTTGAAAGTGACGACTTCCTTGATTAACTAAAATGGCAATTTAGTAATAAGAACGGTGAGAAAAATGGAGGCAATTCTTTCCGTTATTATTGCGGTTCTTTGGTGCATTTCAATGTTCTGTTGGGCAGCAATTTCCGTTGCTGCACTGATTGATCATTTCAAGAATCACAAGTAAGCAAAAATGTCGGGTGGGCGACTGACGGAGTATCTGTTCGGGTGGGTAATAGGTGTAACAATGCAAAAATTGATGATTGACTTAGAAACAAAAAGTGATGTGGATATTACAAAAGCCGGGGTTTACCGCTATGCGGATTCCCCGTATTTTGATATTCTGCTTTTTGCATATTCCGTGGACGATGCCCCAGTGAAGGTAGTTGACCTTGCCTGCGGCGAACAGCTGCCGGAAGAAATCTTGAACGCTCTGACGGATGACCGCATCCAGAAACATGCCTTCAACGCCAGCTTTGAACGGGTCTGCCTGTCGGTCTGGCTGCGGCGAAACTATCCGGAACGGTTCGTCTCCTACGGCTCGCCGGAGGATGCCTGCGGCAACTACCTCAACCCGAACGCATGGCGATGCACGATGGTGGCAGCTGCCTATCTGGGCTTGCCACTGAGCCTTGCCGGCGTGGGGGCAGTGCTACAGTTACAGCAACAAAAAATGTCCGAGGGCAAAGCTCTGATTCGCTATTTCTGCGTGCCGTATGACCATGTAAAAGGCATTCCGGTGTTTCATGCCCCTGCTGATGCTCCGGAAAAATGGGACGTCTTTCGGGCATACAACAAACGGGATGTGGAAACCGAACAAGCCATTGAACAAAAAATTGCTCGGTTCCCTGTGCCGGAATTTGTCTGGCAGGAGTATGCCCTTGACCAGTCCATCAACGATCGAGGAATACAACTGGATTTGCAGCTGGTGCAGCAAGCAATTCGTATGGACACATTGACAAAGGACAAGCTATTGCATCTACTGAAAAATCTGACCGACTTGGACAATCCGAACTCTGTTCAGCAAATGAAACAATGGCTGGCGGAACACGGACTGGAGTTAGAATCGTTGGGAAAAAAAGAAGTACAGGAACAGCTGAAAACCGCTCCGCCGGACTTGCGAGAGGTGTTGCTACTGCGACAACAAGTATCAAAATCCTCGGTCAAAAAGTATCAAGCCATGCAGAACGCCGTCTGCTCGGATGGACGTGCAAGAGGAATGTTTCAGTTTTACGGTGCAAATCGCACAGGTCGAGAGGCTGGTCGTATCATTCAGCTGCAAAACCTGCCGCAGAATCATCTTCCCGATTTGGAAGATGCACGGGAGCTTGTGAAGTCTGGTGATTTAGAAGCAGTAGAACTGCTGTATGAAGACGTTCCGGACACACTCTCACAGCTGATTCGTACTGCTTTTATTCCAAAATCCGGTTATAAGTTCCTCGTTGCCGATTTTTCTGCTATTGAGGCACGTGTCATTGCATGGCTTGCCGGTGAAACGTGGCGAATGCAGGCGTTCGCAGAGGGCAAGGACATCTACTATGCCTCAGCATCTAAGATTTTCGGCGTGCCTGTGGTCAAGCATGGCATCAACGGACACCTTCGGCAGAAAGGCAAGGTCGCAGAATTGGCGTGTGGTTACGGCGGATCGGTCGGAGCAATGAAAGCCATGGGTGGATCGGAAATGTCTGATGCAGAACTGAAGCAAATTGTGACGGACTGGCGAACTGCTTCTCCACACATTGTGCAGTTGTGGTGGGATGTAGAAAATGCGGCCATCAAAGCTGTGCGGGATAAAACCGAAACAGAGACCCACGGCATTCACTTCTCTTATGAATCTGGTTTTCTGTTTATCAAGCTGCTGTCCGGCAGACGGTTGGCATATGTCAAGCCACGCATCGGTGAAAATCGCTTTGGCGGTGATTCTATCACCTATGAGGGCATTGGCACGGGCAGAAAGTGGGAACGCTTGGAGACTTACTCCGGCAAGCTGGTCGAAAACATTGTTCAGGCAACCGCACGGGATCTGCTCTTCTATTCCATGCAGACACTATCACAATACTTCATTGTCGGTCATATTCACGATGAAATGATTATCGAATGTCCAAAAGATACAAAGCTGGATGAGATCTGTCAGCAGATGGCGAGAACACCAGACTGGGCAAAAGGACTGCTGCTTCGGGCAGACGGATATGAATGCAGCTTTTACAAGAAGGACTAAGGAGGATTCCATGTTTTACATCAAAGAAAATCTGAATGACACCACCAGTATCTCCGTGGAGATCAACAACGAAAACGTATACTGCCGCTGCCCGCAGTGCGGTGCAGAAGTACCAGTGGATCTGAGTATCTTCTGGACAGCAGAAAACTTTGACATTTTCAGCAGTGCTGTTTACTGCGATGCCTGCACACAGAAACGGCTGAAAGGAGTATTGCATGAATCTGTATAACGCTGAGGGATACATCGACCTCACTGCTTATGAGGCACTGAGCCGTATTGAACGAGAGGAACGCAGGGCGAAAAAAGCTGCCGCTTATCGACCGCTGGTATACATTTGTTCTCCCTATTCCTACGGCTGCATCAATGACAATATCGAAAATGCCAGACGATACAGCCGCTTTGCGGTAGATACCCACTATGTCCCTATCGCTCCCCACTTGCTGTTTCCGCAATTCATGGATGACAGTCTGGGCGAAGATCGTCAGACAGCGATGTTCATGAATTTGGTACTGCTGTCAAAATGTGCCCAGCTGTGGGTGTTTGGTTCTGTGCGGTCGGAGGGGATGCAGCAGGAAATCAAATGGGCGAAGCGGCGGCATATGACCATTCGGTATTTTACAGAAGAACTGGAGGAAATAGAATGAAATTTACGCTCTATACAGCAAACTGTACCGGCAATGAAAAGAATATCCTTTATCCCAACCAAAAGGTCATTACTTCAGAAGCGGATTTGAAAAAAGCTGTTGTCTATGATCATGTCTGTGCTCAGTATGAGAATTTTGCACGCAGTGATGCCAATTTCCTGCTGTCTGATGTAGTACCCATGGATTGTGACAACGACCATTCAGACGACCCGAAAGACTGGATCACGCCTGAAATGCTGATGAACAGCTTAGGAGATGTTGCATTTGCAGTGACCTACAGCCGTCATCATATGCTGACGAAAGGGAATAAATCCGCAAGACCACGTTTTCATGTGTTTTTCCCGACAGCACCCTGCAACGATACAAATTCCCATAAGGCGATAAAGCAGAAAATCCATAAGGAACTGCCGTTTTTTGATGGGAATGCACTGGATGCCTCACGTTTTCTTTTTGGCTGTCCGAGTGATGTTGTATGGCACGAAGGCAGTCTTTCCATTGAGGACTGGCTTACACTGATGAAGTCAAATCGTAACATTCCGCAGGGACAGCGTAACAGCACAATGTCACGCATGGCTGGAAAGCTTGTAAAGCGTTTTGGTGTGACTGAGGAAAGTTATCAGAAGTTCCTGGAAAAAGCAGCAGAATGCGAACCGCCGCTACCGGATGAAGAACTGGAAACCATCTGGCACAGTGCCTGCAAATTCGGCAAAAAAGTAACCTCGCAGGAAGGATATATTTCCCCTGAAGCATATGGCAAACAGTCCCTGATTCCCGATGATTTTTCGGACGTTGGAGAGGCTCGCACATTTGTAGAAGGCTTTTCAGATGAGGTGGCGTTTACTATTGCGACCGATTATCTTCGCTACAACGGAACCTACTGGGAGGAGTCAGAACACGCCGTCACCCTTGCCATGATTGAACATACAGACGTACAGCTGGCAGAGGCGGAAAAGCAGGTGGAAGCGTCACTTCTGAAACTGGAAAGCCTTGGTGTTGCAAGAGATGCAGCAATCAACGGCGGCAAAAAGTTTCGGGATAGTCTGGACGAGGAACAGAACGCCGCATACAAGGAGTATCAGTACTATGCCACTTTCAAGGCATTCGTGATGAAATACCGCCATGTTCGCAGTATGACCAATGCACTGGATGCCGCAAAGCCGCTGGTTCTCCACAATCCAGAAGCCCTTGACAGCAATCCAATGCTCTTAAATACTCCGGGTGGAACTTACTATCTGCCCGAAGGATTGAATGGCTGGAAGCCTACAGACCCTGCCGACCTCTTAACGAAAGTGACGGCGGTCGTTCCAAGTGATGCCGGTAAGGATTTGTGGGAGGATGCGTTGCAGCTGTTCTTCTGCGGTGACCAGAGTTTGATTGACTATGTGCAGATGATTTGCGGACTTTGCATTGTGGGCAAGGTGTACTTGGAGGCGATGATTATTGCCTACGGTGACGGACGAAACGGAAAATCAACGTTCTGGAATGTCATCTACAAGGTTCTGGGAAGTTACAGCGGAAACATTTCAGCGGATGCACTGACCGTCAATTGTAAGAGAAACGTGAAGCCGGAGATGGCGGAACTCAAGGGAAAACGGATGATTATTGCGGCAGAATTGCAGGAAGGAATGCGATTGAATACCAGTGTGGTAAAACAGCTCTGTTCCACTGACCCGATTTTTGCCGAAAAGAAATTCAAAGCACCATTCCACTTTGAACCTTCACATACTTTGGTGCTGTATACCAATCATCTTCCGAAGGTTGGTGCATCGGATGATGGCACGTGGAGAAGATTGATTGTGATCCCGTTTCACGCAAAAATTCAGGGTTCTAAGGATATCAAAAACTACACGCAGCACTTGGTAGATAACGCAGGTGGTGCGGTACTTTCATGGCTGATTGAAGGTGCAAGAAAGGTCATTGCGGCAAACTATCAGATCAACAGACCGCAGTGTGTTCTTGATGCAATTGGAGCCTATCGGGAAGGCAATGACTGGCTTGGCAATTTCATCAATGAGTGTTGTGAAGTGGATAAAAGCTATCAGGAAAAGTCCGGAGAACTATATCGGCACTATCGTGAATACTGTCTTGAAAATGGTGAGTTTGTTCGCAGCACATCAGATTTCTATTCTGCTTTGGAACAGGCTGGGTACAAACGTAAGAGAACAACACAGTGTAATGTGATTATGGGACTTTGCATCAAATTCGATTTTCTTGACTAAAAGTATGTTTTTGACTTCCACTTTATAAAATCGACTTCCACTTTTAAGGTCAAAAAACACCGAAATATAGGGAAAGTGGAAGTCATAGGAACTCATATACAGACTTTACGCAGGCGAGAAAAAAAGTAAAATTTTTCTCTATATATAAGGTTTGTATTTGACTTCCTATGACCTCCATTTTCTCGAAAAACAGGGAGAATCCATGCGAGAAAAAATAATTGAAGAAAAACTCACAAAGGCAGTAAAGCAAAATGGCGGTGTGTGCTGGAAATTCACGTCTCCCGGAACGGCAGGCGTTCCAGACCGCATCGTATTGATGCCCGGCGGCAGAATCGCTTTTGTGGAAGTGAAAGCACCCGGAGAGAAACCCAGACCGCTTCAACTTTCCCGGCATAAACTTCTGAGGCGATTGGGTTTTCTGGTTTATGTCTTGGATGCTTGTGAGGGCATCGAAAAAATCATCTCGGAGGTGAAAAGCGATGGAACTACATGATTATCAGAAATATGCTGTTCGATTTATCGAAGAACATCCAATCGCAGCACTCTTTCTGGATATGGGACTTGGTAAGACGATTACAACACTGACCGCAATCCACAATTTGATGTTTGATTTGTTTGCGGTCAGAAAGGTTTTGGTGATTGCACCGCTGCGAGTTGCACGGGATACATGGTCTGCTGAGATCGAAAAGTGGGAGAACTTGAAACCGCTGCGATACAGCGTAGCGGTCGGCACAGAGGAAGAACGCATTGCAGCTTTAAAGGCAGATGCCGACATCTACATCATCAACCGGGAAAATGTGGACTGGCTCGTCAACAACACGAAGTTTGATTACGACATGGTGGTGATTGATGAACTCTCCAGCTTCAAGAGTCACCAAAGCAAACGCTTCAAAGCCCTGATGAAAGTTCGACCGAATGTGAAACGCATCGTGGGGATGACCGGAACGCCTGCCAGCAACGGCTTGATGGATTTATGGGCGGAATTTCGTCTGCTGGATATGGGAGAACGGCTCGGCAGATTCATCGGGCAGTACCGGAATGCCTACTTCAAGCCGGACAAGCAAAACGGCTATCTCGTGTATTCCTACAAGCCCTTGCCCGATGCAGAGCAGCAGATTTATGAGAAAATCGCTGACATCACCGTTTCGATGAAAGCCATCGACCACCTGCACATGCCGGAATTACTTTCCAACGAATATCCCGTGCAGCTGTCCGACACGGAGCAAGAAACCTACAAACGGTTCAAGTCTGAATTGATTCTGGAGATGCAGGACACTGAAATCACCGCCGCCAACGCTGCAAGTCTATCCAACAAACTTTCCCAGCTGGCGAATGGAGCAGTGTATGACGACACCGGAGCGGTGATTCCCATTCACAACCGAAAGCTGGATGCACTGGAGGACTTGATAGAGACGGCCAACGGCAAGCCCGTTCTAGTGGCATACTGGTTCAAGCATGACCGAACAAGAATTGCGGAACGCCTGCAACGGTTACAGGTTTCCTATCAGGAAATCCAGTCCTCTGACAGTATTCGGAACTGGAACGCCGGAAGGCTGCAAGTTGGTCTGCTGCACCCGGCCTCCGCCGGGCATGGCTTGAATTTGCAGGCAGGCGGAAATGTGTTGGTGTGGTTCGGACTGACCTGGAGTTTAGAACTCTACCAGCAGACCAACGCCAGACTGTGGCGGCAGGGGCAGCAGTCCGAAACGGTTGTCATTCAACATCTCATCACCAAGGGTACGATTGACGAACGTATCTTGAAAGCCCTGACTCGAAAGGAACAAACCCAGACCGCTTTGATGACTGCTGTGTGTGCTGAAATTGTGAGGGAGGAAAATGCATGAATCCAAAAGCATACATGGAAGAGGCAGAACGCCTCCGACACCGAATCTTTCGGAAAGAGCATGAGATCGATTGCATACGACAATCTGCTGAGGGTATGGGTGGAAAAGGTGGAGATTCCCCTAAAACAGTTTCTCCAGAACCACACAAGATGGAAATTGCTGTAGAAAAAATTTTGTCATTGGAAGAAGAAATCGAAGAAACCAAAATGGAACTTCAACATTTGATGCATGAAATGCGGAAACAGATTCAGAAGGTCACAGATGCAGATGCCCGTGATCTTCTTACAAAACGGTATCTGGAGTTTAAGCCATGGAAAGTGGTGGCAAGTGAATTAGACTATAGCGTACAGCATATTTACTATCTCCACAATAAAGCACTCGAAAAGTTAAGAGTTCATCAGAGTTCATAAGACTTGATAAGAGCTTTATGGTATGCTATACTGTATCATAGCAAAGAATAAAACGAGAGCCGCCATGGAATCATCCGAGGCGGCTTTTTGTATCCGGAGGTGAACCTTATGCCGAAGAAATGTAAGAAGCCCTGCAAGCACCCCGGTTGTCCCAATCTGACAGACGGTTTGTATTGTGCAGAGCATCAGCCCTTGCACCCAGACCGACCGTCTGCCGCCAAGCGTGGCTACGGCAGCAGGTGGCAGAGGCTCAGCAAAGCGTACCTCCGCCGGCATCCTTTGTGTGTGCGTTGCAAAGCACAGGGACGGTTCACGGCAGCGACCGTGGTCGACCATATCATTCCTCACCGTGGTGATCCGCATCTGATGTGGGACGAGAGCAACTGGCAGGCTCTTTGCAAGTCCTGCCACGACCGCAAGACATGGACGGAAGACCGAAATCCCGTCTATCGGTATTGATTGTGTCTGAAATGCTGCCGGTGGGGGGATAAAAATCGCTAATTGTGAATTTTTTACAGACCGGCGTTCCCTCTCACACACAAAAACCAAGGTTCAAACGGGGGATTAACCCTGGAAATATGCAAACAAGCCGAAACCTACGCAGTTTCGGCTATTTTTCTCTCAAAAGGCAGGTGAAATCAGATGGCAAAGGACGGTACAAGAAGAGGCGGCAGACGAGTTCGTGCAGGCGATAAGCCGAAAGCCCTCCCCGACAAAATCGCAGAGGGCAAGGATGCAGATATTATGGAATTTTATGCTCCGGAATTGGATGCAGCTGATCTGGACGATGCCGCTGATTTGACCGGTGCGGATATGCCAAGCCCCAGTGCATACTTGTCTGCCCAG